TTGTTCACTACCAGTGATCACATTCTTCAACAAACTAGGCGATGGAAACTTCTTGTACGAGTCGATGCAAGCTGGAACTACCGCTGTAACTCCTTTTAGACAGAACATGTCTTCAAGAGAAGGTGCATTTGGTCATTCCATTATGGTTATCGACACCATTCATGGAAGGCTAAACCTAGTTAAAGAGCCGTTATTTAGAGGCATTGCTTCTGGATATATGCTGATGGCTGACATGAGTCAAGTCTCTTATCGCCCGTTGATTGGCAATGGAATTAACCGTGATACACAGGTTATGACCAACGTACAGTCTGCTGATGAGGACTTGAGGAAAGATATGATCTTGACCGAAGCCGGTCTTGAGGTTACTCTTTCTGAGTCACATGCTCTTTATAACCTTGAAGGCTCATAAGGAGGTCTATAATGGCTAGAGCAAGTTACTTAAACGATAATAGCGGTGTTAGTGGTCTTCACTTAAAGATCAAAAGAGTCACCTCTAATTATACAGCAACAGCGAATGATAGCGGTTCTATACTACTTGTAGATCCTGCCGCTACAACCGAAATAGATATGCCTGCAATCACAGGAGTCAAACCGGGTTGGAATTGTAAGGTTGTCCTTACAGAAGACACGGATGGTTCTGATGCTGGAATGGGACAAAAGGTCAACATTGACTTTGGTTCTGGAAACGATCTAATAGGCTTGATCGGCGATACAGGTGACGGAGCGGCTGGAGACCAAGCGGTTGACGGCGATGACTTTATCGCATGTAGTGCAAGTGCAAGCCCCGGAGATATGTTTGACATATTTACGGATGGTGTAAGATGGTATGTTCATGGTTTGACCAAGGACGCATCAGAAACACCGTTTGCTACTGCGGCTGGTTAATAATCCGAACACATAAGGATAGCAGTAATAGGTACTGTGAGGGCTGTCAATAAAAGGCGGCCCTCAAAACCTAAAAGGATTAATAATGAATAAATGCATACATTGTAAGAAAGACAACAAAGAGAACTGGTTTACTTGTCGCTCTTGTGGTAAGAAAGCCTCAGAAAGCAAGTTTACTACAAACATGTGGATGACATCCCAAATGGGAAAGAGGACAGATGTTGAGGTTTCTGTGCAAAGTATAGATCAAAACATTGCTGAGATGAATAGGCGAAAAATTGCCTAGAGCTAAAAAGAAATACAAATCTGCGGCTTGGACAAGGAAAGCAGGAAAGAACCCTAAAGGTGGTTTAAATGCTAAGGGTAGAGCTAGTTACAAGGGTGGTAAGTTAAAGGCACCGGTCAAGTCTGGTGACAACCCTAGAAGGGCTAGTTTCCTTGCGAGGATGGGTGGTATGCCCGGCCCAGAAAAAAAGAATGGTAAGCCTACAAGATTGCTCTTATCATTGAGAGCGTGGGGTGCAAGTTCAAAGGCGGATGCAAAAAGAAAGGCAAAAGCTATTAGCACTAGGAACAAAGCTAAAAAGAAGAGAAAGTAATGAAGAAAAAAGTAAAAGCACCTGCCGGGTATCACTGGATGAAATCAGGTAGGGGAGTTAAATTAATGAAGCATGCTGGTAAGTTTAAGGCTCATAAGGGAGCCAGTCTTACTGCTGACTTTGCAGTTCAAATGAAGCACGCAAAACCTAAAAAGAAAAAGTAAGTGTCATCTGCCAAGAAAACAAAAGAGTCAATGTGGAAAAGAATTGTTGCCAGTGTGAAGGCTGGGGGCAAGGGTGGTAGGCCGGGTCAGTGGTCTGCTAGGAAGGCTCAGTTGGCAACAGCTAGGTATAAGAAGGCTGGTGGTGGATACAAGGGTAAGAAGTCTTCTAGTAACAAGCTTTCTAAGTGGTCTAAGCAGAAATGGGATTATGTTAGTAAAGGCGATAAGAAAAAGCCAAAGAGTAAAAGAGGTCGTTATTTACCTGAGTCGGTTAGAAAAAGTCTTAGTCCTGCTGAAAAAGCGGCTACGAATAGAAAAAAAAGAGCCGCATCAGCAAAGGGAAAACAAAAAGCTAAGTATTCAAAAAAGGTAGCGGGTAAGGTAAGAAGAGCATAGTATGGCAACATTTGAAGCACAAGTAGAGGCATTAACAAGTTTAGATATAGATGGTAGTAGTGCACCTACCCAAACAGAACTAAGTCAGTTTTTAACAGACGGTGCTAAGGAAATATTAAACGCTTTGCCAAAGTCTAAGCAATCTCTATTCACTACGTCCAATGATTTAAACAGTAGTAGTCCAAGCTTTACAGTCCTAGGCTCAGAAATATTTAGCGTAACAAGAGATGATGGGACTATTAATCAGCCGTGTAGAATTGTAAATCCAGCCTTACAAGGCAGAATTAGAGATTCGGATGATATGATGGCCGCTACCACTACAGATCCCGCCTACTATGTTACAAATAATACTTTAGTCGTTGTTCCTTCGCCTACCAATGCTCAAAATGCTCATGTACAAACATTGAATTATCCTACGGTGGCATTTGGTGATAGTGCTATAGCAAAGTTTCCAGACGATGCTGAATACCTTGTACCTATTTACGGTGCAATAAAGTCATTACAAAATTTATTAGCAAGCAAGTCAAGTAATGCGGACATAACTACTGCATTGACGGCAATTAATACAGAGTTAGATGAGACTCAAGCTGTTTGTGATTTAATCAATACTCAGGTAGATAGCTCTGTGTCTAACATAACATCTGCCTTGACAGAGATAGGCCTAGCTAATGCTGAAGTTGATAAAATGTCGGCTGAAGCAGATTTGGATAATGCAGAACTAGATAAGGCAACCGCAGAACTAACAGAGGCTGTTACGTTAGTAGATAGTGCTATAGACACTGCAACTGGAGCCATGACTACAGCGGCAGGCAGGATAAATACAGCCGTTCAGTTGGCAAACTTAGAGTTTGATAAGTCAGATACTGTATTAGATCTAGGGGAAGCAGACACGGAGGGCGATGTAAATACTGCTCTTACCGCAATAAATACAGAATTAGATGAAACTCAAGCTATATGTGACCTTATTAACACTCAAGTTGATGATGCTGTTGTGCAGTTAGGAGAGTCGGCTACACAGGTCGATGCGAGTGTAGATACAGCTTTAGCGGCTATAACGACAGCATCTGGAAGAATTAATACCGCTGTTCAATTAGCAAATTTAGAGTTTGACCAGTCCGATGCTTTATTAGATAAAGGAGAAGTGGATTCTGAAACTGAGATTAATACAGCCCTAACCGCTATAAATGCAGAAATAGATGAGTGTTTAAGTATAGCCGACAACATGCATACTGAAATAGCTTTAGTAAATGACCATGTTGACCTTGCAAAACTTGAAGCGGATGAAATAACCGCTTTTACAGATATAAACGCAACTATAAATACAGCACTGACAGCAATGAACACAGCGGCAGATAAATTTAGAGAAGACAATACAGACCCCTCTTTGTTAGGAGATGAAAGTGTTTATACGACTGGGGTAGGTTTAACCTCTGTGAAAACTCACGTTGATAGAGCTATTAGTTATATAAATGGAGACTTTCCAAATGCTAGTTATGATTTAGCGGCTAACTTGGCAGATGTTGATTCAGAGCTTACAAGTGAAGATACTGAACTTGCTAGTGGAAGACTTCAACAGGTTCAAGCTACAATAAATGCTGTTGATGCAGATTTAAGGATAGCAAGGTCTTATATAGAGGAGTGGAATACGTTATCTGATACCTTAACAAAAGAAATCAACGCTTTCGCTAGCGAGGTAAACGCACGAGTTTCATTTACAGGGGCAAAGTCTCAAGCTGTTCAGGCTTACATAAATACAGCAAATGGTTACGCTAGCACGGCAAGGGGATTTGGTGATGAAATACAAGCTAAGATTTCTATCGCACAGGCATATTCAAATGAGGTTAATTCTAGGTTGGCACAGGCAAGAACAAAAAGAGAAGAGTCTCAGTCTAGAATAACGGCAGGTAATGCGTATTTAGCAGAGGCAAGGGCGGGTGCAGAAGAAGCATCTTCTTACGCTTCTGAGGTTAATGCTAGGATAGCTCAGGTTGGAGGGTATGGAACAGTTGTGTCTGGATACTTAAATGCCGCAGAGGGATACGCAAATGAAGTTAGATCAAAAATTGCAATAGCTCAGGGCTATTCTAATGAAATACAAGTTAGGCTGTCTCAAGCTCAGGCAAAAAGAGAAGAATCCCGATCTAGAGTTGAGCTTGGAAATGCATATTTATCAGAGGCCAGAACTGCATCTGAAGAGGTTAATGCTTATGGTTCTGAGGTTTCATCTAGGGTTAGTCAGGTTCAGGCACAAATATCTGTTGCACAAGGCTTCATTGCAAATGGAGCCGGATACTCTAGGGTTGCAGGAACTTACGGTCAAACCGCACAGGGGTATATAGCAACTGCTAATACATATTTACAAACAGTTCAATCTTATATTAATGCGGCTCAAGGATACGCAACAGAAGTGCAATCAAAAATAGCTATAGCAGGTGGTTACACAAATGAAGTCCAAATAAGATTGGCTGTAGATACAAGTGAGTATAGTAAGTATGAGAAACAACAAGCTAAATTACAGGTAGACTACGAAAAGGGAATACAGGCTTTAGGGTAATGGCAATACAATCATTAACATTAAAACAGATCATAAGTAGGGTTAGACAGGTATTTCCTAATGCCCCAGAAACGTATATTATGTCACTGGTCAATGATGCGTTGAATGAGTTGGGTCAGTACTCACAAAAGTCTATGTCTGCTAAAATAAATATTGTAGCCAATCAAACCTTTTATGATCTGTCAGATAGTGCAACAGATTCAAGTAGCAAAGCTATGGGTATCAATAAAGTTTATAGAGTAGATGTAATGGACAACGATGGTGACTACATAAGGATTCCTAGGGTATTGGATGGAGAGCCATTAATGTTTGATAACACGTCTGAATCTGCAATAGAGGAGCCCTCATAATGGCAAGCAATATTAAGTACCCTGAAGATAAGGTTTTGTATTTTATAAGAGGAGACCACTTAGGACTCATTACTACTTATTCGTCTACAGGTGAATCAAGAACCGATAGGAAGGCTTATCAAGGTTTTGATCACTCCGTTACAAATGGGCTCTTGATTCACTACTATGGAAACCCTAGTAAGGTTACAGCGATCACCGATACTCCAGATGTTGACAATCTATACCATTCAGCGATCGTAGATTATGTAAAGAAGT